CCCCAGTCTCAGAAGCAACTAAACAAGACAACTATGATGTAGACCACATGAACGCGCACATTTGCTCAACGGGTAACATCAGCTATAGCAGTCACGCGAAGGGTTGCCCAGGCAAACCAAAGAAACAACCTAAAAAGGGTGTCAACAACAAGACAGTTCAGGAAGCCTTTCAAGCCGCGAAAGACAAGAAGAACGGCAAGCAAGACAACCTGCCACAGAGTCAAGAAGGCGCGAATGAACCTGGCAAAGAGAAGATTGCGGCAGCGGAACCGCAACCACAAGCCCAGGGCGGGGATGCTCCGAAAACACAGGATGGGGGACAGCCCGGTGCACAGCAAAAGAAGGACAATGCCCCAAAACCTGAAGCCTCTAAGAACGCGAAGAAGCTAGTCCCGAAGGGTGGAGAACAGTTCCAAAGTGATCCTTTCGTAACTCCACTTACAACAATGCCCGACACGGCTGCTCCAAAGAGCGGATCACAAGGGGTCCGATGAAGAGTGAGATAACATAAATAACATGATGAGGGACGATAGGGCAGCAATCTACAGCGATAGTGATGGGGTAATAGCCGATTTCCATGCAGGAGCACGGAAAGTCCTAGGTCGCAACTTTGATAATAAAACACGGGCCGAGGACGGAGCGCGGGTCAATGCAGTATTGAATTTTTGGGACACGTTGCCTCCGATGCCTGACCTGGAACTATATTGGGCACTCATCAGAAAATATGACCCCCACATTCTCACGGCGGTTCCAAGTTATCCGTGGGAGTTTGATTGGCAACAGGTTGATAGAGGCAAGCGACTGTGGTATCGGAAGCATCTACCACAGATTCCTCAGCGAAACATTCATATTGTTGAACGACAAGATAAACGAAAATACGCACGACAAGGATCAGTGCGAAACATTCTCATCGACGACCACAAACAGAATACCGACGAGTTTGAAGCCGCCGGTGGGATAGGTATTCATCATGTCAGTGCGAGAGTAACGATTCTGAAACTCAAGGAAATAGGGTATTACTAACAAGGAGAATAGACCATGCCATTATGGACAATGACCGATCTAGCAAACGGCGCCCCGAAGTTCAACGTATTCACGTCTAACTTCGCCGCAAACGGCAGTCAAGCCTACCAGAATGTCACCATCAGTGCTATGCACGCCAACGTCTCGCAAGGGGTGTTTGGGGTGGATACAAATGAAAAGGCGAACGTGACGTTTGAGGGACCTAAGATGACCCATTCGGGTTGGGTCTCTCGCAGAGAAGGCACAGGCTATGTGAAGTCTATCGCCGTGACGAACGGTGGAACAGGCTACACCCCAGGTTCAGGTTTCATCACCTTCGTTGGTGGTGGTGCGGGATCGGGTGCGAACGCGATTTTCCAAGTGAACGCAGCGGGAAGTATTGCGAACGTCACGATCAATGTCGCCTCTGCCATTCAATCAGGTGGTGGTTCCAACTACAATGTTGCTCCAACCGCTAACGCCGCGGTTGCGTTTACGACCCCCGCCGTCCTCGTTGTCACAACAGGCGGACGTGTCGGACGCAGAGAGTATATCACGCTGGTTGCATCTGGTTCCATGAGCCGTGATGCGAACACTGATGATGCCATTGTTGGTGGATAATGAACGGGTTTCGGCAGCACCTACAAGAATGTATGGAAGGGGTTCCTGCAACCGCGTGGAACCCCGACACCATTGGTGATCGGGACGAAATCAATTTTGATCTTGGTGATATCACCGATTCTGGCACTGTGCATCCTGAAGTCACATATGAGTTAGTGCGGCAGCATTTGGAGACACATGGAGTTGATCTCCCACCCGCCACCGCGCACTCGGCAGATTTTTTAGAAGAAGATGGTGAGCTTATTCTCCCCCTCGTCGCAGAGAACGATACGCTCCTATATCTTTACTTTGCATTCTGCAAGATGGACGAAGGGTATGAGGTATTCGCTGAATTACTTACTATTGAAGAGTTAGAGGAGATTCTCGATGCGGACACCGATATTGAACCTGTTCAATGAAGCTAAATATGCTGGCATGACCAGTGGCAAGCCTAAGCGCAAAAAGAAGTTTGACGCACACGCAGCGTTGACCTCGTATGGATGGAAGAAGGTTGGCAACAAATATACAAACCACCAACACATAGGTCACTCGATCACCGTAGACGACAAAAAGGGAACTTTTCTGCATAAGGAAATCCATCTTCCCCGCCCACATTCAGATTTGTTGGGGCACTTGTCCGGTATGTTTGGGTGGAAATAAGGAAACACCAGGGAACTCTTCATTATGATTGATTTGAACTCCGAGACTGTCGCCATTTACGCGATCAAATGCTATGATAAGCCGACCTATGTGAAGTCGGAACTCAAAGAAGATTTGAAACATTTGAGTTATGTCAGACGGTTGTTTCGTCGCTATCATCAGTATGGGGAACTCAGAGAACGCTTGTTACTGAATCATATCATGATTCTGTATAACATCTTTGGTAACCCGGCAGCCACACGATTGCTATTCTATCATGTGCGGATAGAAGATCACTCCGCACTCAAGACGTTTTTGGTATTTCTGAGTTATATGCCTGATGTGGTAACGGGCATTCGGGGAAAAGATATTCGGTCAACGTCTTTACAAATAGACCAGATCGTGGCAGACGCGCTTAGAGGGATTCGTTCATGAATGACACTACCACACCCCGACAAACATTTGCACAGCGAGCCTTCCAAAGTGCCGTGGAGAAGAAAGGGTTTCTTGCCACGATTGCCACTATCGTCGCCATTATTGCCTCCATCATCGGCACCTACATCTCCCTTTCCAACAACTTGAATAGTGCCAAGGCTGCGCGGGATGAGCAGATGAAGGGGTATGCCGTTCAGATCGGGGTGCTCCATTCCGAAGTGGAAGGGCTGAAAGAAGATATCACCCGCTTGAGCGGCTGGAACAAATCAATGACCGAACGACTCAACACCCAAGAGAAATCATTTATTGAACAAGAGTCTCGTTCGCTACAAGACCGGATCAATCGTCTAGAAGATGCGGCAATGGGCAGCAAAGGAAAACGAAAGTAACATGGAACTTCTCATTGAGGATGCCACACCAGAACTAAGCGAATACCTCACAGATTTCTGCACCCATGTCTGCACAGAGTTAGGACTGCCTAATCATCCTGACATGTCATTTGTAGATAAAACAAACAACACATCATTTGGCTCCTATCGTCCTGCTGATGGCAGCATTATCGTGGCTACTGGGGGTCGGCATGTCGCTGACATTCTCCGCACGCTCGCACATGAGATTATTCATGACGTGCAACATCTCAATGGTGCACCCGATTTGCCCTTGGATGAATTGGAATATGAAGCGAACGCAATGGCAGGAATGCTGATGCGCGATTGGAACAAGTTGCATCCTGAACTGTATGGCGTTGAGGCTGAAGTTGCCGATCATGCCAGTGAAGGTGAATCACAAGGCGCGGTATTTCCTGACCCTACACGTCCTTCCGGTCCAATCAACATGGGCGAGGCAGCGATAAAAGAGTCCGATTCTGATGCCTTGAAATTACTCAAGTTGCAGAACATGGCATTGCGAGCATTTCCTTCCTCACCAAGGCAGCAAGAAATTCAGAAGCAGATTGAGATGCTGCGTAAAAAAATGAAAGGGCAAGGAACTCCTGAATATCACACCATGCTCAATCCCGCTCCTAAAATTCGCAGAGATGATCCTGTTGTTCGTCATGCTTGGACGCATGATAACCCGTTGGGGTTAGATTGGAACCAGTTTGTTGCACAGTATACGAAAAAGAATCTCAAAGAAGATGGAATCGTCAACTCCGCAGGTTCCGGTGCGATTGCAGGTCTTGGTGTCGGACCACAGGGAGAACCTGGGGTGCATCCGAAGAAAAAGAAATTTCCAATCTTACAACCGATGACTCGACGCAAGACCTTTGCAGCCCTAAGAGAAGAATTCAAAGACCCCGCAGTGGAGGCACGCAAGAAGCTGGCGACACAAAAGATTCCTGTGGACGCAAAAACTTTATTGGCACGCAGAAAATTGGTCGCCCAGATTGACGCGAAAAAGAAAGGGAACTTACCATGAGTGTATCTGATTTTATGAAATCTGCCGGTGGAATCCTTGCAACCATTGCCCCAACCGTGGCAACCGCAATGGGTGGTCCGTTAGCCGGGATGGCAACGACAGCCCTTATCAATGGACTAGGACTTGCCCCTGATGCGAGCCATGAACAAGTCATGCAAGCCATCGCGGGCGCGACACCTGAACAACTACTCAAGATCAAACAAATTGACGCCCAGTTAGTCCTTGACCTCAGAAAGTTGGACGTTGATGTAACGAAGATGCGTTATGATGATACGGCAAATGCTCGCGGCAGAGAGATCGCGACAAAGGATTGGACTCCTCGTATTCTCGCGGGATTAGTGGTTGGATTATACATAGGGGTACAAATTGCCGTATTCAATGTGGTGATTGATCCCTCCATGCGCGATTTCGTCATGCGTTCAATGGGAACCTTAGATGCGGCATTGGGATTGGTGTTGGGGTATTACTTTGGTTCCTCAACAGGCTCCGCTGCAAAGACAGAACAATTATCCACCGTTATAAATGCCGAAGTCAATGGTAAAAAGTAGGATATCACATGCCACCTTTGGAAGTTTTGCCTGAATGCACTGCGGGGTTTACGGACGTGCGTATTGCGGTTGCCTCCATTGAAAAAGATATTATACAACACGCCAAGGTTGCGGATAAACTCGCTGAAGCGGTTCAGAAAATTCAGGAGATGAACGCGAACTTGTGCCGAATGATCTCACTACATGAATTGAAGCATGATAGTGCTGAGAAAGCCCATGATGATATTGAAGATGAACTGAAAATCCTCAATGTGAGAATTGATAAACTCCTTACCTCAAAACGTGCCATTGAATCACAGAATATAAAAGGATTCAAGCAAGAGGAAGTGAACGCAGCCCTGGATGAATTCAAAAAGTGGAAGTATATCATCACCGGTGCCGCCGTGGTGATTGGCTATCTACTTGCCCATGCACAGTTCAATTGGTCATTCCTGTTGAACCTCATATCATTCCACGGGCAATAAAAAGACTTGCTTTCCTACCTCCATTCGTGTATAATACAGTATGCTACATGTGGACCTAAAATATACCCATTTGATTTCACAGCATTTTGCGAAGTTCGTCCGTAAAGGACCCTATCTTTTCAACATGCGATGCCCGATCTGTGGGGATTCTCAGACTAAGAAAACAAAAATGCGAGGCTATATCTACAGGGATAAGCAACGTATGTTCTATAAGTGCTGGAATTGTCAGACTTCTTTGTGGCTTGGTGGGTTGATTGAACGATTGAACCCCACCCTCTACAAAGAATATCTGCTTGAAACCTTCAAAGATTCGCATGCACCGAGGGCAAACCGGCTGATTAACGAACCTGGATTTTTTAATGGGCCCGTGACCACTGTTACCGAATCTATGCGATTTGGCATGATTGAGCCTGTGATCTACCAGCAGGCAGAGAAAATTTCCGACCTACCTGATGCTCACTACTGTCGGCAATACGTCAGAGGTAGGCAGATACCTCAAAAGTATTGGGACAAGTTATACTATGCCGAACACTACAATCTCTTCCTAGACGAAATCGCACCCAATCATGGAAAAACGCTCAAAGATGAGCCTAGACTCGTCATACCCTTCTATGATCGTTTTGGGGGCATTTGCGCCGTTTCTGGAAGGGCATTAGGAGACTCTGAGTTGCGCTATATCACCCTAAGAACCGTGGAGGATGATAATAAGCTCATCTATGGATTGGAACGGGTTGACCAGACACAACTTGTCTATATAACAGAAGGTCCAATCGACAGTTTATTCCTTGACAACGCGGTAGCCTCTGGAGACTCCAATCTTGTGTTGACTGCTGCCAGGTTGACCACCGCACAGATCGTGCTGGTGTATGACAACGAACCGAGATCACCCGAAATCATCAAGCAAATGGCGCGTGCAATCAAGTTGGGATATTCCGTGGTGATCTGGCCGGACTGGATTTGTGAGAAGGATATCAATGCCATGCACCTAGCGAACCGAACGCCACAGCAAGTGATTCGGGAGCATACATACAAAGGGTTGACTGCGTTGACGATGTTATCGCATTGGAAGAAGATTGAACAAAAGGGAGTTCGTTATGAGTGAGGCGATCAAGATTTTAGATCATGGGTATGTGCGCTTGGTAGACCATATGGGGTCTGACTTGTCTATTGTGCGCTCGGCGCGTGTCAGTTACAATGCCGAGTGGCGCACAGGAGAAGATGAGGGGAAAGATGCCAAGTTGATAAACTACTTGGTGAAGAATCGCCACACGACTCCCTTTGAATCTGTATCATTTACGTTTGAAGTGAAAGCCCCGATATTTGTATTCAGACAATGGCATCGGCATCGCACCTGGGCATACAATGAGGTATCCGCCAGGTACACCGAACTTCCCGAAGAGTATTACATTCCCGCCATTGATATCATCACCGAACAATCTACCAGCAACAAGCAAATGCGAACAGACGTGCAGAATCCCCATGCACAGGAGATACAGGATATCATGAGGGCGCAGAACAACGGTGCCTTCAAAGCCTACCTCCGCTTGCTTGAACTGGGATGCCCAAGAGAACTTGCTCGCTCGGTTTTGCCAGTAGCCACTTATTCAAAAATGTTTGGAACGGTGAGTCTTTTGAATCTGTTTAGATTTTTGACGCTTCGCACCCACACCCATGCCCAGTATGAGATCAGGGTCTATGCCGTAGCAATGTTAGAACTCATTGAACCTATAGTTCCACATGCTGTTGCGGCATTCAAAGAACATGGGGTATAAACATCAATTCTAAAGGAGAAACATGCGGGACTATAAAGAACCAACATTCAAACCAACAGGATTTTCAGAAAAGATTTTTCATGATCGCTATGCGCTTACAGAGGGAGAAGAGTGGAAAGATGCGTGCGTTCGTGTTGCCGATCAAATGGCACTCGCTGAAGAACCAGCTAAGAAACAATACTACAGTGAGCGATTTTATGACATGCTTTCCTCCAATCTCTTTGTGCCGGGTGGACGTATATGGTATAATTCAGGGCGACCCAATCCACAACTTTTGAATTGCTTTGTATTGGACCCGTTGAAAGATTCAAAAGAGGGATGGGCTGAGTCTGCATACAACCTCATTGTGACTAGCATGACTGGGGGTGGATGTGGTGATGATTTTTCAGATGTTCGGCCGCGCGGCGCAACCATAACGGGGCAACGCGGCACCGCCCCTGGAGCAGTTGAATTGATGAGGTTGTTAGATAATTGTGCTGGTCCTATTCGTGCGGGTGGACAACGGAGAGTTGCCCTCATGTTCTCACTTGATCTATCCCACCCCGACATTGAAGAATTCCTTAGTGCCAAACTTGTCAAAGGCGAACTCACCCATGCCAACATCTCTGTCCGCAGCAGACACACGAAAGCCTTTATCAAAGCGATAAAAGATGACACTGAGATTGAACTCCACTGGAAGGGCAAGTATAAGCGATTCATCAAGGCGCGGGTGCTGTGGGATACCATCGTCAAGAATGCCTACGACTCAGCGGAGCCTGGTTTCTTGAATTGGGAACTGGTTGCACACGAATCAAACATTTATTACATTGAAGAGTTAGTCACCACGAATCCATGTGGGGAGATTCCCCTGGAAGCCTATGGCAATTGTTGTTTGGGGCATATCGTCCTCTCACGATTTGTGGAGAATGATGAAATCAACTACGCCAAGCTAGGCGACACCATCCGTCTTGGTGTGCGATTCCTTGACAACGTGCTATCGGTGAATCAATACCCACTCCCTGAAATGAAAATCAAAGCGAGTAATCTTCGGCGCATTGGATTGGGCACCACAGCCTTAGCGGATACCTTAGCCCTGTTAGGGCATCGCTATGGCTCTGAAGAAGGGAACAAGTTTACTGACAAACTCTACCGATTCATTTCCAAGGCTGCGTATGAAGCCTCGGTGCTTCTCGCCATTGAGAAGGGCGCATTCCCACTCTGCAATCCCCTGAAGCATATTGAATCAGGATTCATCAAGCGTATGCCAAGCAAAACCATTTCATTGATTGCTGAACATGGCATACGAAATTGCATGCTGTTGACGCAAGCTCCAACAGGCACCGTGAGTATCCTCAGTGACAATTGTTCCGCAGGAATTGAGCCGATGTTTGCCCCTGCGTATGAGCGACGATACTGGGAAAAGAATGAACGTAAAGTGGAATTGGTATTCCATCCATTGTTTGAACGATTCATGATTGAGAAGAAGAACGTCGATCACTTCATTGGCTCGCATGACTTGAGTGTGCGCGATCACCTTGAGGTCCAGCGTATTATTCAGAAGCATGTGGACAATGCGGTATCCAAGACCATCAATCTCCCCCATGACTATCCCATTGAGGATATGGAAAAACTCTGGTTAGAATATCTGCCTCATTTGAAAGGCACCACATTCTATCGGGAGAAAACGCGGGGCTATGTGGACCCCAAGACTGGGGACGTGCAAGAACCGCCATTGAGCGCAATCCCATTGAAGGAAGCCAAGAAACGATTCCGCGAATCACATTCAACGGGGGCGGAAGCCGTGATGGAGTGCCCTTCAGGAGTTTGCCAATTATGAACAATGAAATCGTGCATGGAATCGTGGGGCGCAACTTCCAACATATGAAGGAGTTTGATCGGATTCTGGCAAGAGCCAATGATGACTATGCCATTGGCAGTCTCACCTTGGCTGAGTATGATGATGTGGCGCGGAAGTTGAAAGATGCCATTATAGAAACGCGAGCGATGCTCGTAGAATTGGATAAGACACTATGAAAATGAGACATTGGATTGGCATTCCCATATTGAGCTTGCTTCTCATTCTACCTTTCTGGTATGGCTGCTCCATTATTTCGCTGCCTACATATCATGAGAGTGAGTATGCACAGTTGATTGAGATTGCTGTGGTAGCCTCAGAGAGTAGCTGCAAGCCTGAAGAGAATGCACAGCTTGCCAAACTCTCCACTCATATCGTGTTCTACAGCGAATACTTACCAAACAATGAACATGTCGCACAGGGGGTGGTTGAGATGGATAAGTCAATTCAAGCTCTCAAACTCGCTGCGCCGGACTCCGCATATTGTCACCTGAAACTCAGAGCGATCACCTCAATGGCAACCACACTCGCTGATGTTGCGGGGAGCAAAACAAAGTGAAGTATCGTGCAGGTTACAAGTATCAACTCGCAGAGGTTTACACACACCCATTCGGTGCCACGTTCCCACTCTGTAAAGAAACTGAAACAGATTATTTGTGGTTGGGTGAGGGACCTGGGTGGGGTGCGAGCATGATGACACTGATCGTGAAGAAGGGCTATGCGTGGGATGGTCCGAGTGGTCCCACCATTGATACTAAGAATTTCATGCGGGGTAGTCTGGTTCACGATGCGTTGTATCAATTGATTCGCTTGGAATACCTGGATAAGAATATCTACCGTAGCATCGCCGATCAAGAACTCTACCGCTGTTGTCGTGAGGATCAAATGTCCTGGCTCCGTGCGAATATCGTCTATTACTCATTGAGAGTCTTTGGCAACCCCGCAGCACGACGAAGCGGAGAAAATAAAGTGTTGACCGCACCCTGGAGTCGTTGAGATTAGCCAATGAGTGAGAATGAAAAACGATTGGTGGAAGCGGGGCAGAAGCTTGTCGCTGCCTTTGGGCATCGTCTTGGTTGCCCTGCGTTGAATCGTCCAGAGTGGGCATGTGGGTGTGGGCAAGCAGATGAACATGGCGAGGCGTTGAGTGCCTGGCGCAATGCGGTTGAACAGATTACATAAGGAGAACATGATGATTGAACTGATTACACAATTGATGTCCTATAATAATCCGCACGTCAAAGAATTGGCGGTATTGATTGAGGACATTGAATATGCCATCGAGAATAAGTTGGTATCACAGACAGAATATGTGGACCTGATGGTGGATGCCGAACGCTTGAGAATGGTGATTCAGGGAGCACAGGATGCTGCGTTAGACAAACTGGTGCACCAAGCCATTGAAGGACTCATTACTCTTGCCGAAGCAATGAAGCCATAAACGACGAACCATTTGGAGGAAATATGAAAAAATATAAAAGTTTCAGTGAAGCCTTGGTCTGTCTCAAGAACGGGCGCAGGGTTGCACGATCTGGTTGGAATGGGAAAAATATGTTTTTGTTTTTGGTGCCTGGGTCAACCTTCATCGTCAACAGACCACCACTATTAGGGATTTACCCCGAAGGCACAGAGATCACGTATCGTTCACATATTGATATCAAATCAGCCAATGGAGAAGTTGTTCCGTGGGTCGCTAGCCAGTCAGACCTGCTAGAATCCGATTGGGGGATAGTGCCATGACCTATTCAACAACGTGCTGTTCGTGCGGCAAACGAATAAATCTCTCGTATGATGAAATGGATGCGACACCTGCATTTTGCCCGTATTGCTCTGAGGAGCTAGGTGATGACCCACAAGAGGATTATGATGGTGGGGCAGAGATGGGGGACTGGGA